TCTAAATTATGAAGAAACTTAAAGTTGCCATGATAGTCCTTTTACTAGGATTTACTATTTACCTTTGCTTCAGGAATTACAAACTGAATCAACAACTCAGTATGTTACCTGATAAAGAGATCATTCAACATACTGATACAATTTATTTGAGGAAAGATTTCCTGCCAATTTCCTACGATAATTTACTTAACCCAAGTAGAATCCTTCTCTACAATTCTCTGCATTCTTCGGTTAGCCAGGGTTTATGCAGTACCGATTCAGCCGAGATATCAGAGAAGGATTCTCTTGTTCAATTAGTAATCGATAAGAATCAACTTACATTGAGTTTCCTTAATCAAAACTCGGGAATTTATTCTAGTAGGTTATTCAATATCGACACTAATAACTACAAGTATTCTTGGTATAACGGAAAACTTACCACACAAGAAATTAAATCTAGAATAAGATTAGTTCCTTATGTTTATGGTAAGTACCGACCCTTTAACAATCTATGGGATTTGGGAACAGGAATTTCAATCGAGACTAAGAGATTTAATTACAAACTGGGGATAAACAGTTTTTATTACCCAAGATATTTCTCAGGTATCAAAACTGATTTAGAACTGGTAGTAACTTATAAATTTTAGATTTTATGGCAAAAAAGATACAGGAAACATCCACTAACCTTACAAGAGAAGAATTATCTAATCTATCTAGGGTTACAACGGATGTTTTCTTTTTCAGTCTTTTTTGTTATGTGATACATCCAGTGAGAGGAAAGGTTCGATTTGAATTATATCCGTATCAAAAAGCCGTACTATACCAATTTATACTCCAGAGATTCAATATCTTGTTAAAGTTCAGGCAAGCGGGTATTACAGAACTTATATCTATGTACTGCTTATGGCTGGCATCATATCATCCTAATAAGAAGATAAACATTATCTCCATTAAGGATACTACAGCTAAAAAGGTACTTAAGAAGATTAAGTTCATGTATAAGAATCTTCCATGGTATATGCAAACACCTATCATCAACGGAAGAACTGGGGAATTTGGTTCTGCCTCTATGATTGAATTTGATAATGGTTCATTCATAGAATCCATTCCAACATCTTCCGAAGCAGGTCGTTCAGAATCTCTTTCTCTTCTGGTCATTGATGAGGCTGCAATCGTTCGGTGGGCATCAGCTATTTGGGCAGCTGCCTTCCCTACGCTTTCCACCGGAGGTTCAGCCATCATCAATTCTACTCCATACGGTATGGGTAATTTTTACCATTCAACCTGGGTAGATGCTATAGCTGGAGGTAATCCTTTCAATGCTATTCGATTATATTGGCAGATGCACCCAGAACGGGATCAATCTTGGTATGACCAGATGGCTTCTGCATTGGGTCCAAAAAGAACTGCACAAGAAATCGATGGAGACTTTCTTTCTTCAGGTAATACAGTATTTGATATGGCAGATATCAAGGCTATCGAAGATTGCTTAAGTGATTATCCAGTTTTAAAATATCGTTTCAATCGTCAGTATAGACAATTCAACGAACCAGATCCAAATAAACAGTACTTTATCGGTGCAGACGTTGCAACAGGTAGAGGCTCAGACTATTCTTCTTTCACTTGTATGGACAAGCTGGGAGAAGAACAAGTTGTGTATAAGGGAAGAATGGCAGTAGATAAATATGCTAGGTTACTGGGAGATACTGGGCAATTATTTAATTTTGCTGTTGTAGCTCCAGAATCTAACGACGTTGGTTTAGCAGTAACTTCTGCTCTTCAGTCAGAAGGATACCCTAACCTATACTACTATCAAAAGCTTCTGAAAAAGAAAGGTAAGTCTAGACCTGAGGTTGATAAATCTCCTGGTTGGTTAACTACCCAAAAGAATCGTTCAGTAATCATAGAGGGTCTAGAACAAGATATTCGAGAAGAGAATATCATTGTGAAGGATCCTTTCTTTGTTCAAGAAGCTCCTACCTTTATATATGATGGTTTGGGTAGACCCGTAGCCATGGGTAAACACAGAAATAATACTTCTGCTGTAGATGTGGATTTGGAAGGAGATGTTTATTCTGATGATGATATATTTGGTAAAGCAATTTGTAATCACATACGAAAAGGAAAAACTAATGTAATAATACAACCGAAATGAAAATTCTTAAGTTTTTTGGATTCGATAGAAGGAATCGATCTCCAATACAAGAAAACAAGGCTAATCCTCCAAGTAAAAAAGAGGAGGTACCTATTTCACCCGGTAGAGTATCGGAACCGGATGATGACCCAGGTAACTTCATTCATACATTGAAAGGCTTAACTCAGATGGTTACGCCTTCTTTTCGTGTTGAAGTGATTCAGCTTTTAAGGGATTTATATAAAGTGAATCCAGATGTTAACATAGCTTTACAGGATATGTTTAAGCTTGCTAATACTGGTCACAACATAACCTTCCCTAATAATACCGATAAAGAGGCTGATAAGATGAGAGATCATCTTTCTAAGGTATCCTCTAAATGGTCTAACTATACTGCTGGTATGGATGGTTTGGTAAACAAGATGATAGTTCAATTGATGATTAGTGGAGCTATCTCAGTAGAAGCTGTACCAAATGAAAAGCTTGAGGGTTTAGCTACTATATTATTCCTCAAACCAGACAGGATAGTATTCAAAAGGGAGAATAACGGAGTTTATAGCCCATATCAGAGGAACACTCTTTGGAATGGCTCAAATAAGCAAGATTATATCAAACTTAATACAGAGACCTACTGTTATGTTGGTATGTATAATGATACTGATGAACCTTACGGAATACCTCCTTTTATGGCATCTTTGGATTCATTAAAGGGTCAGCATGATATGAAAACTAACTTTAAACATATCATGGAAATCTGTGGTATGGTTGGTTTTCTAGAGGCTTTGATGGAAAAACCCCAACAGAAACCCAATGAAAGTGTAGAAGCTTATACTAAGAGATTAAATAGGGAGCTAATACGTTTGAAACAGAATGTAAGGGAAGGTATGAAGGATGGAGTAGTAACTGGTTACATTGATGACCACCAGTTTAAACTTAACTCTACTTCAAAAGAGATGAGCAATATTGATAAACCCTGGAATATGAACCAGCAATCAGTTGCTAATGGTTTGGGAGTAAATGGCAACCTAATTGGAGTACAAGCTTCCATTGGAGAAGGAGCAACTGGTATTATGCTTTCTAAGCTTATAAGTCAGCTGAAGAATATCCAAATGATAGTTTCTTATGTTCTTAAGTTTATTTATGAACTAGAACTACGTCTGGCTGGCTTTGATTGTAAGGGAATATCCATTACTTGGGGATCATCCACTATCTCCGATGAGGTTAAAATCCAACAGGGTAGACAGTATAAGATTCAGAACCTTGACTTACTTTACAAGGCAGGTATCATTTCTCAATATCAATATGCTTGGGAAATGGGTTATGATTCTCCTTCAGAAGAAGAACCAAGAGTTTCATTGGAAGACCAATTTGCTAAGGGAGGTAATTCAGACCCACAAGAGGGTACTAAGAAGAAACAGAGACAGGACGATAAGAATCAATCCGCTCGTAGATCAAGAGATAAAAATAACCCGGCTCCTTCACGAGGAGATCAAAATACTAAATCAAGATGAGTAAACCGATTACTAAAAAGAACAGAGAACATTTAGATTCTTTAGTGATAGGTAGTGGTCATACTATAATGGCTGGGTATATCCCAACATCCATAGAACCACAAACCTTCTCGGAGAATTTTTATAAATGGGCTCAAACTTCTAAGGAGTCAGTCAGTCAATTTGGTTTTTGGGGAGGAGAAATAGATTATAATACCTATTATCCTGACTTGAAGCCAGAAGAACTTACTCCTAAAGATGAGGAGTTTATAGAACCAATGTTCAGATTATTATCTGCAACTATTGTGTCTAAGAACTGGAACCCTACCGATTTTGGTCAAAATGGGGTATTAAAAGCTTCTATGAGAATGCTCTTAGGACAAACAGTAAACTGTGATCATGAGACTAATATTGGTAATGCTATTGGAGCTGTATCACAAGTTATCTGGCAAGATGAATACAAGGATGGTTCTTTTGTTATTCCTGCAGGTATTAATGGTATATTAAAGATTGATGGTAAAGCAAATCCGAGAATTGCTAGAGGCATTCTTATGGATCCCCCCTCTATCCATTCTAATTCAGTAACAGTACAGTTTAAGTGGGATAAGTCTCACCCAAATATGGAAGATAACGAATTCTACCAGAAACTGGGTACCTATGATTCTAAGGGAGTTATGGTACGAAGAATCGTTACTGAAGTAGTAAGATACTTAGAAACTTCTTTGGTATCTCATGGAGCTGATGCTTTTGCTCAGAAGATTGGGGATGATGGTAAAATCATTAATCCCAATTTTGCCAAGAGAACTTGGGCTTCATACGAAGAATATAGGGATGATAAGTCTAAACAGTATTTCTTCTATGATACGAAAACTGATCTAGCTTTGTTCAGTGAAAATAACGATACTTCCCAATCTTATGATGATAACCAAGGAAATCAAAATCCTAATAATAAAGATATGAATGAACTACAAAAATTTTTAGAAAGAATCTTTGGTAAAGATTGCCTTACTCTTGCCGAAGGTACAGAGATGAACGAGGAAACTGCATTTGCAGCCATTCAGGAATTGGTTAATTCTCGTAACACTCTTCAGACTACTGTGGATAACTTAACTACAGAAAAAACTTCTCTTACAGAACAGGTTACTAATCTGAATGCAGAAGTTGCAAATCTGAAAGAAATGGCTCAGGTAGGTAAAAACCACATTACATCTCTCCGTGAAAATGCCGTTGCAACCTATAAAAAACTTATGGGTGACAAAGCTGATGAAACTATCGTTACAATGTTGAATGCCGAAACTACCGGCATGGTAACTTTGATCTCTCTTACTAAAGATTACCAAGCTCGATTGGAAGAAAAATTCCCAATGACCTGTGCTAAATGCGGTTCTCACGATGTAAGCCGTGCTTCTTCTGCAACTGAGGCAGAGGATAAATCCGATAACAAAGATACTGCTCAGAATTCCGAAAAGAGTACTGAAGAGATTCTGAAAGGTATCTATTCAAACAAATTAAAATAATCTCTAAAATAAGAAGAATATGAATACACATCCTACTACTAAGCTGGTAAATCAGGATCAACCGATGACTCTGTTTGGTGAAAAAACTCCCAGAGCGGTGATCTATAAGAGCGAATCTAACAAGTTACATCAGGCTTTCTGTGTAAAAGAAAACAAAGTTATTCATCAGGGTATGCCGGTAGCTTTGGATACCGATGGTAATATCGAACCTTATATCCCGGGTGGAGATGGCAGCCAGGTTTATCTGGGTATAGCTGTAACTGACAACATTAACCCTGCTTATCAGGCTCAAAGAAATTTCCTCGTAGAAGTAACTGTAGCTGTAGAAGCTTTCATGGTTGTAAACTGGGTAGCTAAAGAGGCTATGGAATGTGGTTATGTAAAACCCACAGATACCCTGTTGATTGACCGTTTCATCACTGCTGAAACTTCAGCCGATGAAACAAAATTCATTAGCATCGTACCGGCTGATGAAGCTAATGATATTATTCAAGTATTGGTACGCTAATCATTAACTGAACATTAAAAGAACAATGAATACAGAATTTGCACAATTGAAAATGGAAGACCTTAGAAAGGAACTTCCGGAAATGGTAAGAAGTTTGGAAGCATACCGTCAGGGTTCCAACAACACATTGCCTATTGAAGTTACTCTGGAAGAACTGGTACAGGGTAAATATGGTGTATCACAGGATGCCTTCTTTGAAAAGTTGGGCATTAATCCGAAGATTGATACAATGCAGAACATCTTCACTATGCCGCAACAGAATATCCGTTGGATTGTACCGGAAATCATCCGTGCTGCTATTACAACTGGTATGCGTCAGGCACCTTTCTACCCGAACATCATTGCTTCAGACCAATCAATTAATGGTTTGCAGGTAACTATGCCGATGGTAAATATGTCGGATGCTGCTCCCGCTAAGGTAAATGAAGCAGAAACAATTCCTTTGGGAGATGTAAGCTTCGGACAGAAATCAGTTTCTCTGTTCAAAATCGGTAAAGGATTTAAACTTACTGACGAAGTTAAAAACTACGTTTCAATCGATGTATTGGGAATCTATCTCCGTGACTTTGGTATTCAGTTGGGTTATGCTATGGATACTTTGGCAATGGATGTTTTGATGAACGGTAACAAAGCTGATGGTTCTGAATCTGCTCCGGTTATTGGTGTATATGAAACAACCAACGGTATTACTTATAAAGACTTGTTGCATATCTGGGTTCGTGCTGCTCGTATGGGCCGTAACTTTACTACTATGATTGGTGGTGAAGACCAGGCTATCGAGATGTTGAACTTGCCTGAATTTAAAGAACGTCACTCAGGAACTACAGAAGCTACACTGAATATCAAGTCTCCGGTTCCCAACAAGGCTGACTTCTATATTCACCCGGGAACTCCCGATCAGCAGTTGTTGATGGTAGATACCAGTGCTGCCTTGATTAAGCTTACTGCTAAACAGTTGATGCTTGAATCAGAAAGAATCGTATCCAATCAGACTGAAGCTGTATATGCTTCTCTGACTACAGGTTTCTCTAAGATGTACCAGGATGCTGTTCTTCTGTTGGCAGCTAACAAGAAATTCTCTGAAGCTGGATTCCCGAGCTTCATGAACATTGACCCATACCTATTGGTTAACTTAGAATAATATCCGGGATTTCTTCATTGTATTTTTGTCTAATTTCTCCCCGAACAGTTTCAATCCATTCTGTTCGGGGTTTTATATTATAACCTAAAATAAAAAATAAAAGATTATGGCTACTACTTATATTGTAACAGTTGGAACTAATGCCTACAGTTTTAACGACCAGGTAACAGGTATTTCAATTGCAAAAGGCGAAGAGAGAGAACTTACTGCCCGTCAGTACAGAACAAAACGTATTCAGAAAGCTTTAGTTTCTGGCCACTTGGTTTTAGTTCCGGATAAGAACAAAACTGCCAAGTATACTGATGAGGATATCGAAAAGCTTGACAAGAAGCTAGCTGCTCAGTTTGCAAAGGGTATGGAAATCAGTAAGATTGCCAAAGCTTATTCACTTGAAGAAGCTAAGCTGATTGCTAAGAAACATGAAATCGAAGCTGATCCGAAAGATACAGTAAAAGATATTCTTGAAGTTTTACTTGAAGATTTCGAAGAAAACAAAGAATAAACAAATCCGAATATAAATGAAAAAGAATCTAGACTTCACATATGTAACATCAGGTCTGGAAGTTTCATTTAGAGTATTAACCAAAGTCCCGGCCAAATCCATTTTTGACTGGGACTTTGGCGATGATAAGGGAGAGGTTTTCAATGGTGGAAGACATCAATCTTACTCTTATGAGAAGTCTGGATTTTATGATGTAACACTACATGTCACTAATTCTGAAGGATTAAATTTGACTTGTACTAGAACCGTAGTTGTATGTAATTATGGGCATACTACTCTTCAGGATACCATCTACAATTTAATAGATAGGTATATTCCCAAAGAATTGCATGAGAGTATGACCATAGAAGATAAAACTGCATACATCACTAAATGGCAATTATATATCTTCCCACTAGTAAATCATACTATACCACCAGATAAATATAATGATGAATTATGGTATGAGGGACTAGAAAACCAATTAATTATGGAATTGGCTGTATGGGATTATCTCAATATACAAATACAAAATATACTGTTGGTTGCAGGAAATAGTTTTAGAGAAATTATCTCCACTGAATCTCATGGACCAGACCAAGATGGTGATTCACCTGGAGAACATGCTAGAGGAGATAGGATAAAGCAAATTACTACGGGTCCTACTGAGGTACAGTATTATGATAAGATATCCGAAAGTATATCTAGCTTATGGAGTACTTATTCAAAGATGATTCAACCTGGAGGGTATATGGATGAACTAAGAAAGAATCTATGTATGCTGGCATCTAGGTTAGAGATATACTTACCATTCTGTGATCAAATTGAACGGTTAGTAGTACCAAAAGTAGTAAATCATCGAAAACCAACTCCTTTGGGAGGACCTAATCCAACAGCTCCTCTCAATAAAGCAAGTAAACCTTCGTTAACCATAATAGATAAGAAATCATGACAAAAGAACCTTGGAGAATGGTTAAGAACCATTCTTGGAATAGGTATAAAAAGATTATCACTGATTTCTTAGACTGGGATGCTGGAAGACAAACAATTACTTGGGCTAAACACGTTAATCAATATCTAAATCATGCTGAGGATGATAGCCCAAGATATTATAATATTCCCATAGAAGCTTTATGCTACTACAATGCTTTTAGGAACTGGCCAATAAATAAAGCCACAGTTTCTGGAGAATTAGATGATGAGAACCTTTCTATACTTATTTCAAAGAATTACATAGAACAAATCGGATATCTCAATCAGGAAGGTTATTGGAACTTTAACTGGTCTGAGGATAGATTTGTTATCAATGGGATAGTATATAAACCTTCTGGAGATACTCAAGTATCTCAGGCTAAAGATGAAGCTTTGGTATTCTTGGTAATCCTCAAAAGGGATAGAGATACTAAAATCAAATTCGTAGAACAAAATCCATAAAGATATGAAAATGTTAATGTTACGTTTCACCAAGCTTAACAATGTAGAGGGCGATTGGTGGGACAGTAATCTTATAATCTTGAATGGACCTTCTGGAGTTCACATAGAAATGCCTGGTACTGGTAATTCGGCTACTACCATGCAATCTATGACTGGTATGAAGTTCGTATCAAATTACCAAGATTACTTTGGAGAGGTATGGGATAAAGATATACCTCATATAGGCTTTGGCCAAGTTATTAAGTTCAGAGTTAGGAAATTACCTGATTATGCCGTAGTAGTTGGGGATATAGAGGATGGAGGAGAGGTTGACCCAGATAATCCAGATGATATCCCAAATGCTTTTGCTGGTAAAGAAAAAGAATACTTCCGTGGTAATAACTCAGAACTGTTATTGGGAAAGAATAAAGTAACACCTTAAAATATATACATATGTACGTTAGTAAATACTACACTTGCGAAGAGATTGACCAACGGCTATTACAGGGTTATTATGATGACTCTTTGGCTCATGGTTTTGTTGGAACTCTTAAAGAGTTCTGGGCATTCTTCTTATCAATTGCAAACAAGGTAGATAAGAAAGAAGGTTGGGATTTGTCAGAAAATAACTTCTCTGATGAATTGCTAGAAAAACTGAATGGAATTGAGGAACATGCTAACTACGTTACTAAAGTTTCTCAACTAGAAAACGATTTGAAATATCAGACTCAAGAACAAGTTGAGAAATATATACATGACTTAGTAGATGGTGCTGATGATGCTTTGGATACATTAAAGGAATTAGCTGAAGCATTAAACAATGACCCGAACTTTGCTACCAATATCACTAACCGATTAACTGAATTACGTACTCAATTAGAAGCTGAGGTAACTAGAGCTAAGAACCGTGAAAACGAATTAGCTTCTCAGATTAAGATTGTGAACGATAACTTGGTTAACTCGGTTAATACGTTGAATGCAACTATCATTAAAGTAGTACAAGATATTACTAGGATGATAGAAGCAATCAATGCTCGTATTCAAAAGGTAGAAGACCGGGTTGGTGATTTGGAAGTAGAAACTGACAATAACTTAACTGAAGCTAAAGAATATGCTAAGGAATTGGTAGATAAGGAAGCTGCTGAACGTAGAGCTGCTGATGAGAAACTGACCGAGGCTGTTCATCAAGTACAGTTAGACCATACTAGGGATATTGCCGACTTAAATAATAAGATTCTAACCGAGGCTTCAGAAAGAGCAAATGCAGATGTAGCATTAGAATCTAAACTGAACACCGAAATCAGTGATCGTAAAACTGCAGACCAAGAACTTGAATCCAAGATTAATGCTGAAGCTGCAGCTCGTACTGCTCAGGATGAAGTGTTACACCAACAGATTGTAAAGGAAACTTCTGACCGTCAGAATGCAGATAAGGGTTTACAGCAGAACATTACTCAAGAAGCTCAGAACCGTCAGAATGCAGATACTGTACTTCAGAACAATATTGATAACGAGAAAGAAACTCGAATTGCTCAAGATGAAATCCTTGACCATAAGATTGAGGATTTGAAAACTCAGGCCGGTACAGATAAAACCGAATTGCTTGAAAAACTAGAGCAAGAAAAACAAGAACGTATTGCTGCCGATAAAGACTTAGATAATCGTAAGGTAGATAAAAGAGAAGGTTATTCTCTTACTAAAAACGACTTTACCGATATTCTCAAGGCTAAATTGGATGGCATTGAAGAACATGCTAATTATATCACAAAAGTATCTCAGCTTATCAATGATGCTGGTTATCAAACTGAAGCAGATCTTCAGGCAGCTATTGAAAAGATTATTGGGGAAGCTCCAGAGGTTCTTGATACTTTGAAGGAGATTGCAGATGCTTTGGGTAATGACCCAAACTTTGCAACTACAATTACTAAGAAATTGGCTGCTATTACCGAACAGTTGAATCAAGAAATTACTAATCGTACAGAAGCTGATGCCCAGGTACAGGCTAATGTAGATAAGGAAGTTTCTGACCGTAAGGAAGCTGATACTGCTCTTGAGGCTAAGTTGAAAGAATACGTTGATAACGAAGTAGATAAAATTACTGGTAACACTGACGGTATTCAAGCTAGTCTGAATAAGGAAATCCAAGATAGAAAAGATGCCGATGCTGCATTACAAGCTGCTATCACTAAGGAAGAAACGGATCGTAAGGCTGCTGATGCTGCATTAGATACTCGAGTAACTGCTAATGCTACCAAGATACAAGAATTGGCTTTATCTATTCAGGATGCGGTAAATACCGTTAAAAATGAACTTCAGGCTAAGATAGATGCTTTGCAAACAGAAGTAAATGCTAACAAGGCAAATATCCAACGTAATACTGACAGATTAAACGACCAGATTACTAAGGAAGCTGAAGATTATGCTGAATTAAAAGGCATGGTTAATGCAGAAGCTGAAGCAAGAGCCAATGCTGATACTAATCTTAAGTCTCAGGTAGATAAGGTAAATATCGACTTGAACACTGAGGTTTCAAAGAGAGAAGCTGGTGATACTGTTTTACAGCAGAATATCGATAAGGAGATCTCTGATAGAACTTCAGCAGATACTTTATTAGATAATAAGTTCACTGGCTTGATAAATACTGAATCTACTGCCCGGGCAAATGAAGATGAGAAAATCAATGCTCGAATCGACCAGGAGATTAAAGATCGTAAGGCAGGTGATGATGCTTTAAGCACCAGAATAGATAGCCTCAATAGTGGAGTAACCGGTTCTTTAGATGAGCTCAGGGAGAAAGTAACTAATAACACTACTGCTATTCAAACCGAAGTAGAAAGAGCTAAGGCTGCTGAACAAACTCTTAAGGATTCTCTGACTACAGCTATGGAAAATCACAAAGATGATTTGGTAGCTATATCTAAAGATATCAATGATGAGGCTCAAAGTAGACTACAAGAAGATACCAAGCTTCAGAATAATATTGATACCGAAACCCTTAATCGTACTCAGGCAGACACTCTGTTAGAGAATAAGATTACTCAGGAAGTATCAGATAGAGTTCAGGCTGTTGAAAACTTGAATGACCGAAAGGTTGATAAAGTAGATGGCAAAGAGCTTTCTTCAAATGACTTTACCGACTTATTAAAAGCTAAGTTAGATAATATCCAGGAATTTGCTAACTACATTACTAAGGTATCTCAGTTGGAAAACGATTCTAACTATCAGAATGCCGAACAAGTAGAAGCTGCAATCCAAAAGGTTATTGGTTCTGCTCCTGGAGTATTAGATACACTAGAAGAGATTGCAAAAGCATTGGGAGATGATCCTAACTTTGCAACTACAATTACTAATAAGCTGACTGAACTTAAAGGTATTATAGATAAGGAAATCTCCGATAGAACTGCAGCTGATGAACAAGTTACTCAGAAGTTTACTGAATTAAGTACTACACTTAATGCTACAGTAAGTGAATTGAGAACTTTCGTAACAGAAACTCGTTCTGAATTATTAACAAAGGCTCAGGCTCAGGATGAATTAATTGCTAAGAATACTGCTAATATTCAACGTAACCTAGAATTAATTCAGGGATTACAAAGTAATCAGAATACTGGTTATCTTGAAATCAAGGAACTATTGAATACGGAAATTGAGGCTAGAAAGGCTGAGGATATTCGTATTGAAGCTAAAGTAGATAAGAATACTCAGGACCTTACTACAGAACGTAATGAGCGTATTGCTGCAGATAAAGTTCTTCAGGATAATATCGATGCAGAGGAAGCTGCAAGAATTGCTGCTGATAATGCTCTGGGTAAACGTATAGATAAAGAAATCGAGGATAGAAAAGCAGCTGATACCGCACTTGAGAATAAATTTAATGGTATCACTAACGGCTTAGATGAACGTCTTCAGAAAGAAGAAGCAACTTCAAATGCTTTACCCTTAACTATGGTTACGGAAATCAATCCGAACTTGGTTATCAAGGGTACTTCTGCTGAAGTAAACTTTAAGAGTTCTGTAAAAGGAGAAGGTAATCTCTATGGAGAACCTATGCCTCGTAAGTTTGCTATCCCTGCTTCTACAGATGCTAAAGCAGGTCTTCAGTCGGCAGCCGATAAGAAGAGATGGAATTCTATGCCTAATGATTATATCACGGGAGCTAGTTATACACCTAAGGCTAGTGTGGTTATTACTAACATAAGTAGAAGTACATATAACTCCGATGAAGGTATACAGAAATCTAATGGTTTCACTGTAGATATCCCCGCTTCTACTGCTGAGAAAGCCGGTGTACAAACTGCTGCAGATAAGAAGTTATTTAACTCTATTCCTCAGACTGTAGTAGTTGGAGAAGGAGCAACTTCAGATGCTAATAAAGTTACAGTATCAGTAAACAGAAAAACTGTAAACGAAGGAATATATAAAGATGATAATACTACTTTTGATTTACCAGTAGCTTCAATTACTAAAGCTGGTACTATGACTGCTGCTGATAAGGTTAAGTTGGATGAAACTTTACCCCAGCAGATTGCTAAGGAAATCCAAGACAGAAAAGATGCCATTAAAGCCTTGAAGAATTCTTCCGAAGCTACCCTTGCTCAAGAAATCAAGGATAGAAAAGCAGCTGACCAGGCATTGGACACTAAATTTACTCAGGCTATCAAAGAAGAGGCAGATGCCCGTGCTGAATACGACCAGGTTCAGATGCAAAAGATTCAGGAAGAAGAAGAAGCCAGAGCTGCTGCAGATACCGCACTTGAAAATAAGTTACAAACCAACATCAATAACTTAGAAAAGAAACATGATGATTTTGTAGCAACTAAGGGTAAGGCTAAGGGATTTGCATCTTTGGATGGTAATGGATTAGTACCCTCTAGTCAATTGCCTTCTTATGTTGATGATGTTATCGAAGCTTATGCTACTTATGATATCAGTGAAACTGGAAAGCTGAGCAATATTAAATTATATTCTGACCCAGATCATGCTAATCCTATTACTGGAGAATCAGGTAAGATATATTTGAATATTACCCAGGATGAACCCTCTTATCAATTCCGTTGGTCAGGTACTCAGTTTGTAGATAGTAATACTTCTTCTTTGATACTTGGAGAAGTTACTGGTACTGCTTATGATGGAGGTAAAGGTAAATATTTATCTAACTGGAGAAAAGCTTTGGTAGATAACTTGAGATCCTATTCTCATATCAAGGATAATGGAGCTTGGACTAGAAATGCCAACGAGGTTAGATTAAACTTTGATTGTTCAAACTTCAATGACCCTGTAAGTACAAATTCTTATAACGAACCTATACCTGCTGCTACTAAAGATTTAGCAGGTGTACAAACAGCAGCAGATAAGAAACTGTTTGATTCTATCCCAGGAGGAATTGTATCTAATATTACTAGTTCAAAGGCTGATGAATCACTAAAAGATAAGAATGTAGTTAGACTAAAAATAGAGAACTACAATCGCTATAATACTGAAAATCAGTCAGTATTACCTGAGTATAAGAAGGTATATGGGGAAATCACTCTTCCTTCAGCAAGTGCAGAACAAGCCGGTACTATATCCGCAGATATGTTCAACAAACTTAACTCTGGCCTGAATGGAGATATTACCAATGCTTTGAATGAAGCTAAGGCTTATACTGATGCTGCTAAAACTGCATTAGAGAAATTAATCCAGGATTCTGACAAAATAATCAAGAAAAGCTTAGATGCTCATATTGGCAATAAGAGTAACCCTCACAATGTAACCAAAGCTCAGATAGGTTTAGGTAATGTACAGAACTTAGCTCCTGCAGACATGCCAGTATCTACGGCTCAGGCTGCATCTATTGCAGATGCTAAGGCCGCAGGTACAAAAGCTCAAACCGATTTAAGTACCCATGCAAACAGAAAAGATAATCCTCACAATGTAACTAGAGCTCAATTAGGATTGGCTACTACAGACCAAGTAGTATTTGCTAAAACTACTGCAGCTTCTGGTTTCTGGAAGGAATCAGATGGTAGATTAAAATCTCAAGTAGAGAATTTGAACCATACTCTGGACCAAATCTGTAATATACCTACAGTTCACTTCAAGATGAATGGTAAATACCAAGTGGGAACTATTGCTCAGAGCTTAGAGGAAATTGAACCTCTGTTGGTATCAGAGAATACTATACCTGCTTCTCAAGTACCTAACCAATCTAGATTCGAAACTTTCGTCGGAGAAGATGGTCAGGAATATGTAAAAGTAAAAGTGGTAGAGTATGAAATGCTCAGTGTCATGGCTCTCGAAGGAGTTAAGTTATTGAGAAAAGAATTCGAAGACTTTAAGAAACAATTAAACAATAAGTAATATGGCAGAAATAGCAACTTGGAGTGCTATTCTGAATAAGACCGGCCTTGGTAAGACCTCTAATGAGTGCCCTACCAAGGCTGAGTTGTTAGCACTCAATAATGGTAAGGACTCCAATGTTGACAAGGTTATTGTAATTAGTAATGCTGCTAGCTATGGTAACAATGAATGTGTCAAGTTAGAGGATATCAATGCCGAGCAATGGATTTATACATTCCAGTGGGATCCGAATGGTAATCCTTCTTTTAATGCTCCAGCTACTGGAGGTACATACCCCTTTGGTTCATATGCTTCTAATCGAGTTAAGCAAGTAAACGGTGTTAATACTACTATCTCTCAAAGTTTGGCGAATGATGTCACTAAAACTTCGGAAGGTTCTTGGTATACTACAGATTACGACGGTAATAAAGGTAGAATAGTACCCAACAATACATCTACTAATAGTAAATCAATCACTGTAACTTGGACTCAGAAGTATTCGGGTAAAACCATACAGGCAACATTTACCCAGGCAGCAGGTAGAAAAGTTTATTCTTTATGGAGTTATAACTGTAGAGTAGATAAAACTTCTTTCAGTTACAGTGGAGGTCAATCTAATGTAACTGCTAAGAGTGCAAGTAGAACTTATACTTGGAATGGTCAAGGTAGTAGTTATACAGAATCAGAAACTGCTACTGTAAGAGTTTCTAGTCCGGCTTCTATTAGTGGTAATAGTATTTCTATCCCAAGTAATAGTGGTTCTGCTAGAAATTTTACGGTTACTTTCGATTTCCCAACTGCTACAGACCAGACTATCTCAATTTCTCAGGAAGGAGGTCAAGTAACCTATGTAGATCACCTATCTATAGACCCAACTACTAAAAATGTACCCGGAACTGGTTCAGGATTTAGGTTGACAGTAAATGCCAATTATGATAAATATATAAACGGAACTTATGTAGAAAACATTAGAACTACTTATACTTCAGCTGAAGTAGTTGAGGGAACTTCATCTGATATTACCATCTCTGGTAAAACTTCTAGTGGATGTAGTATTAGTGTAGCACCAAACCCTAACTCATCACCTAGAACTTTTAAGATTAAGTTTACTTACGATACAGCAACTCCTGTATATTTAACAATTACACAGAATTCGGCTGAGGTAACTTATCCTAGTAGCGGTATAGTATTTGAACATAGTACTCAACAGAATAGTGGTTATAAAACTAGTACTTTATCCATTGGTACTGTTGAAGGTAAAGGAGGTAATATTTCTTTTTATATAAAAAGCTATAGGTCTAGATATGTTAACGGTTCTTTAAGTTCTACCGAAGCTATTAAACCTACTCTTATTTTGCCATCCGGAGTAACCGAAACTATTACTAATGTGAGTGGTTATTACTTTAAAGTAACTATTACCATACCTGAGCATTCAAAGCCTGCAAGCAGAACTCTTACAATCAGAGCTAATCAACCTAATGGCTTAGATAGAGAGTTAGTACAAACTGTACAACAGGGTGCTTCAACTTATGAGTTTGGTATTAGGGAAAACTCGGGGGATTCTTTGAGTACTTCTCTTACTTATTCTGGTTGGCCAAGCTCAGGCTCATCCTTCAATAGACCCGTAAGAGTATATTCTAGGAAGAATGGTAATCAATTCCTTAATTGGGCTTTATCTTCTAATGTGGATTGGATTACTATATCTGGTTCAGGTGCTGGGGCTACATATAAGGTAGCCACTAATAACAGTAGTTCATCTAGAACAGGAATTATTACCTTTACTCAGGGAGAATCCAATAAAACTTGTACTCTGACAATAGTTCAAGAAGCAAAAATAAATAATTTCAGATTGGAATTAAGTTTAAATATTTCAAATGGTAATGATCATGATCAAGATACGTGGGGATTATTTGATACGGCTAATATGCCTCATACTTCTGACTTTATGTATGATATGAGCTTAATACGTGAGGGTATTATAGTAGACTCAGTAGAAGGTAAAATAACTGTGAATTCTATTCAAAGTACTACTAAGGATAGAGGGGTTGGAGATAATGTTTATGTATGGGCCTATAATTCTGTAAGAGGTTTATGGTTATCAATTGGTAACTTTAGGATTGAAGAGGGGAATAATACCCATCATTGGAATGTTTCTTGGCCCACCTAGACAATTTAATCCTAAACACAACACTAGTACATTTATTGATAGATAAATTTAATTATTAACTTTAAAACTAATTAACTTTAAAACTAAATCATTATGGAAGTTAAATCTGGTGAAGGTACTGTAGTGGTTGCGGATCGTAATCGTTATAGTGATGAATGTTGTAATAATCGAGGATGGGGCTCCGGTTGGGGTGCTGTCGGTGGAGCTTTAGTAGGTGGTGGTTTTGGTGCTGCTGCAGTTTCTGTGTGGGACAAAATCAATGACACAAAAGCTGATATCCAAAAAGTGGAATCTACTGTTCAGGAAGCAAAAGCTGGTATTTACAAAGACATATCTGATGCTGCTCGTGGAGTTACTTCTGAAGTTGCAGGAGTTTCTAGACAAGTAGAGGATGTAGGTAAAGAAGTACTTAACAATCGCTTTGCTACTGAACGTGGCCTTTGTGATCTTGGTTATAAGACTAATTCTGATATCCGGGATTCTCGTGATCAAATGGGAGCAGGGTTCAATCGGGTTATGGATCGTCTTTGCCAGATGGAACATCAACAGTCAAATTGCTGCTGTGAAATTAAGAGCTTAGTTAGAGAATCCGAAAATAGATTAGCTCTTCAGGCAGAACGTAATCATTGCGAGGTAATGAAAGGCCAGCAAGAGATTAAGTGTCTGATTGAGAACACTGCAAAAGACCAAGAAATTGCTAGACTGAATCGAGTAGTTGATGCTCAAAGAGATCAGAACATTATTAACTCGGTAGTACAGGCTTTAGGTAATAAAACTGCATAATTTCTATTAAAGTTGATTAGGGAAAAGGGAGGTACCTGTAGTGGGTATTTCCCTTTTTTCGTTTTAATCTAGTAAGAAACATGGAAGAAGATAATAAACTACAAACCTTTACTCTCCAAATGCAACTACCGGCTCCTAATTTAGAGGTAGCAAAGAGAGTAGCCGATGAAGCACAAAGACTGATAGATATCTATGGATACTATAATTTCTTGAACCTAGTAGAATTTATGAAACAGAATCCCAGTATGGTTCAAATGGGATTAAGTCTAATCAATAAAAATAATGCAGTATGGAAGAAATGAAATTTAAATCATTACAAAGAGGAGATTTAGTCTTTACTCTAGAAAGAGACAGAAGATCAATGTACCCAATCTTTGACCGAGCTAAAGTAGTAAAGGTAGGAGAAAGTAAACCCAGAGCTAATGAAAATGGTGATGGCTTTTCTAATCTTATAGAAATTGTTCTTCAAGATTCCATTGGTACAGTAACCGTATATTTACCTTCGGATGGGAATGAGGGTATTTATAACAATGTGTACTACACTCTAATTGGAAGTAATATTGTAAACGAAGTATCATTGCAAAGGTCACAGGCTCTTGGTATTATTAATAATGTAGGTAAATACGAGAACATAATAAAGGAATGCGATAATATCCTTGCTATGTTTGAAAACAAGGAGCCCACTAATGGTAGTCAATTCAATGAAGAATTCGCTTCATTCAGGAAAGATGTAGTATCAGTATTACAATCACAACAGCAAGCCATAAACCTTATGATGGATTCACTTGGCTTGAATAAACCGAAGGAAAATCCAGATGGCAAGTAAGTCAGTAAACATAACTATAAGTACTCCCTTGGGAGACTTACAGATATATACTGACCCAAAAGAACAGGCTAGAGCTGAGAGGTTAATTGCAGAAACTCCTTCTATCATGAGGAATGCTTATGATAGAGCTACTGAGAAATTCGGCAATCAACTTCTCAGACTTGTGAAAAAATGCCTAAGAACAGGTACTCCCCCAAGAGGAACCCATTGGGATCCTCACTCTGCTAATACTATTAAACGATATGGAGAGCATACCCTTTTGAATTATACGGGTCAGTATTTGAGATCAGTACAAATAGTAAAACAGAAGAATCGAACTTACGTAGGTATACCTACTAACCTTAAGAAAACCAGAAAGGGTGATAGGACTAGTAAAAGAACATTGAACCAAGTAGCTATCATGTTAGAGTATGGTTCTAGAGGTGGTAATTTACCTCCAAGACCTCTATGGGCACCAGCTTTCGAACAAGTTGGTGGTAAGAAGGTTCTGAAGGAAACTATAGTAAGAGAACTTCGTAAAGAAATAAGGAAATATAGAAGATAATGGGATTCACTATAAGCAAGAATCAAGGTTCAGGTAGGACTGTTATAACGGTAACACCAGAAGAAAAGAATGCTACGGACAAAGATATAGTTCAGATCTTAACAGTAGAAGCTGTAGATGGGTCAACTAAAGAAGTAAAGCTTATCCACAAGAAAGGGGAAGGCAATTATGAATACACTTTCAGAGTTTCACCCACTGAATTATACTTTGAGCCTACAGGAGAAAGTAAAGAGGTTACTATTGTATCTACTAAACAAATGGTAATCAATGGAAAGAAAGTTGGTGATCCAGTTAATGTAAATTATACTAGGGAAAACTCGGGAGATGTATCTGGCTCTGGTACTACTCTTATCATGAGCTTAAACGATAATACTCATAATGATAAACTTGGCCAAGTAATTTTCATACAGGATGAATCAGGTAAAACTGTAGTTGTAACTTGTAGACAGGGTAAAAAAGAGAACACTGCTGGAGGGGATATTGGTCTTATCCAATTATGGTCTGGTTCTGGAGTTCCTGAAGGTTATGTACTTTGTGATGGAAGTCAAGTAAGTATAGCAGAATACCCAGAATTATATAAAGCTATTGGAGATAAGTATAATACTGCTTCTACTAAAGCTGGTTATATAAGTGTTCCAGACTTAAGAGGTAGATTTGTAGTAGGATATGATCCAAGAAATTATGAATACGAACGTATTGGTAATACTGGTGGGCAGGCCCTAGTAACTCTTACTTTAGATCAAATACCACCACATAGTCATAAGATTACGTTTAAAGAGGAGAAATGGGGAGACAATGCTAGT